AAAAGGGTTCTGACCGGATCATTGCTGCGTCTGATCAGTACCGTGAAGACATTGAAGGTGTCTTTGATGAGTACGAAGATCGAACTGCTGAGCAGATGTCTTCTGTTGCGCTTGGCATGCAGCGGAATGCTGAGGCTCAGTCTAGGTACATTGAAAATGGAATGAACCCAGACGGCACTCGAATGACCCCCCAGCAGCAGCAAGCTGCACGGGAAACAGCTCAGTTCCAGAACAACCAGCAGCGACAGGTTGCCCTTGGTCAGATGGCAAACCAGTTCAATGAGTCTCGATCCCAGATGAAGATGGCTGGATACGGACAGGCTGCTGCATTCGGTACTGCTGCGGCACAGGCTGCATCCCAGTATGAGCAGATGGCTCTGAGTGAAGCCACCAAGTACCTGTTTGATGGGAGGCAGGCCGTGTACAACATGGTCGCAGCCAACCCCCACACAGTTGTGTCCAAGTTCGATACGTATGCAAACCTGTATGCTCTCCAGCTGAGCTCACCGGGTATCTTCAACCAGCCCGGTATGATGAGCGAAGAGTTTATCCAGCGGTCACGCGCCGGTCAGATTCCAGTCTAAGGTAACCCATGAGCCGAATCCCCCAGCCTAACTCTCCTGTTGTCTCCGCCGTTAGTGGAGGAGCAACTGATGCTGTCAATCGTGCGGTTGCTGCAGGCAACACGGAACGATCACTGAAGGCCCAGAAGGAAGCTCAACAGGCTGCCGCTGAGTCTCGTGAAAAGCAGCAGCTCCTTCAGCTTCAGCAGAATCGAGATCTTGCTGAACAAAAAATGTCGTTTGATCGGGATCAAGCTGCTGTAAGAAATCAGCTTAGCCGAGACCAACTTTCCTTTGAGCAAGACCAAGCCAGAATTGCCAATCAAAGAGCACAGCAGCAGACTGAACTAACTAATGCAAGAACTCGACTTCAGCTGGAGCTCGACAATCTTGACAAGGAAAAAACTAAGCTAAGAGGAAAAGTTACTGCAGAGCATTTACAGAAAGTAGAGGATCTCACAACTCAAATTGCGGATCTTGATTCTAAAAATGCAGTTGTAGGTACGTTTCTTGGGCAAGCCACCGAGAATCTCGACGGCCTAGTTAAGATGCTAGAAGAAAAACAAGAAGAAGATGTAGCGTCGGAAGCTGGTCAAAGAGAAACAGGAGCTGAAATAGGTCGCACAGTTGCCAGTAACATTACCTTTAGTCCTGACACAAACCTTGAAGGTATTGACAGAAACAACTTTAGAGGGCCAATACTTCTTACAAAGATTCTCATTGACACTGACGAGGTTTCAAGAAGAGATAACACTCTTGAGCTTGCTCGGAGTCTGGGTGTTAAAACAATCTTGAATAAAGACGGTGAGCCTGTAGACATCTCTAGTGTTGGGGGACGTGCTGCACGTGAAGATGCTATCAGAGCTAGAGAAGGTTTCGGAAATCCTGAAGACTTTGAACTGCGGGGATACTTTGATTTGCCTTTTGGGATTGGTGATTTGGGAGAAGAGTTTAGTGCTGAAAGCATTTTGAGAAGCCCTGAGTTTCAAGAGAAGTACCAGAAGAGAGTTCAAAGAGAAATTAGAACTGGTCTTGTTGAAGTCTTTAGAGGTGTAGCTGATAAAGACTTCAATGAAGCGGCTCTTGAAGCAGCCATTACCGCCGTTTACAGTGGGGGGACACCACAAGAAGTCACAAAGCTTGTTCGCATGTCGGGGGTTAGTGACCTGACTTTTGGTTCAGCTCTAAACCAGTTGGGTGAAACGCTGAGGCAACAAGCACTTGAGTTGCGGGGAGAAGCTGCGGATTTTGCGGGAGAGGCAGTACCTAGTGCCCTTGGAAGATTTTTTGACACTGAGTTGGACATTTCCGATGTCGACATTACAAAGGGTCCTCAGCAAAAATTTCTTGCTGCACAATACGCAGACGCAGCTACAGAACTTAGTGTCTTTGGTAATGCTGTTACAAGAGAAAACGATATTTCACAAAGGGCATTTACTAGTGCAGTTAATGCACTAAAGCGCGGGCTTGAAAGTCAAAACCTTTTGGAGCTTGATGTCAGATCTCTTGTTGGTTTTGATGGAGATCCCGATGAAGGTCCTCCACTTCCTCTTGATATGCTTATTGCGGACGACCCCATTCTCAGTCAGCTTAGCCCTGAAGAAATAAGCGAGCTTCAAGATCGTACAAGCAGAGTAAGAGAAGTGATGCGTGAGGCTTCAGGTGTTGATGAAGGTCCTCCGCAATTTACTACGATGGATCAAATGACAGATCTAATTGGCGAACAAACGATTGACCGAGCACGACTTGAGGCTGAGAAAGAGCTGATGGACGGTCGGCTTGACGCGATTATTGAAGGTCTTTCTGGTGACCCAAGGCTTCAACCTAGTCAATCTAACGTTGATGCAGCCACAAACGTTCTTAGGAATCTTCTCTGATTATGGCTCAGTGGAAAGAAATGTCCAAGCTCCTGACTGAGATGGTTGCCGACTTCGGCAAGGGGGCTGTGACATTCGAGGGTGAGAATGCTTTTGGTCTTGCAGTGGACAAGGGGCTCAAGTTCAAGGACCTCGGTCTTGAAGACCACGAGGTTACTTGGGACAAGCCCGTCACACCCAAGATGGTGAGGCGGTGGCTCTGGTCGCTCCGCAAGGAGAAGGCACTCGAAACCCCGAATGTGTTTGTGTGGGCCCTCAAGGGAGAGGACACCACAGTGGGGGGACTTGGCTCCCTCGTAGACTCAGACGACAATACCGGAATTGCTATTGAGGTGACCGATGGCGAAGCGTAAAAATCAGCCAACATCACGACAGATGGACTTGCGTTTTAGGGGCCAAAGAAAGACGTTTTCTCGCTCAACTCAAGCTGAGGTAAAAAAAGATCTTGCTGGTTTGATCAAAAAGCATGGATCGTTTGCTGACATTCCTGATGGTGAACGCCAGAAGTTTTTGTCTAGGCACAAGGGCTCCGAACTTCTTGAGGGTCTTAAGAACACTTCTCGTGCTACTAGATCTGCTTCCATATCCAAGCTGGCAGATAAGCTGGGGCTCAAGCCTAAGCCCACTCCCGCTAAGGAAGTTGCTGTAAAAGCAGCTCAAGCCAAGCGTGCAGATCGCAGGCAGGGCAAGCTGGCTAGTGAGGCCAAGGAAGCTGGGGGGAGAAACCTTCCTGATGAGAAGGAAGTGGCTGCTGGCCGTGAACGAGCTGCTAAGCGCAGTCTTCGAGGACGACCCGCACTCCGACCTCAACCCACCCAAAAGAAGGCTAAGAAAAAGACTAGGAAGAAAACACCTAGGTCTGGAACTCTGAAGCCCACCCCTGAGCAGATGAGAGATGCGGGCGTTGGTGTTTTCCCCAAGTCAGAGGAAAAGTCCAAGTCCAAGTCCAAGTCTTCTTCTGGCAAGATGAAGGGTAAGAAGGTCTCCAAAGGTGCGAAGGCTGCGAAGACTGCGAGTAATGTTGCTAAGGTTGGGCGCATGGCTGGGCTGGCTCGTGGAGCTGGTGCTCTGGCTGGCGGTCCTATTGGCATTGCTCTTACTGCTCTCGCTGCCCTCCCCCTACTAGCTGCAGAAAACGTGGGCCGAAGGCAGACTCAAGAAAAACAACGTAGAGCTGCATCTAGCTTTTCAGAGTTTGAAAAGATGGCAGCTATGAACCGGCTGCTTTCTGGTCAGAACCAACGACTTGCAGATGAGTCCTACAACCAACGTCTCAAGGGCGGCATTGAAACAGCAAGAACAAATCGTGCGGTTGATCGTCAACGCCAGATGAGCCCTCAACTCCAAGCTCTGTTGGCAGGAGAAGAAAGTAGACTGGCTAGTATGCGGGGCGGAAGAAGTTTGTCTTCAGCCGACATAGCTTCAATGTTCGGGGGTAACTAAGTGGCTATTCCAGCGGCGTTTGCTTCGATTGGTAGAGGTCTTCTTGGCGCAGGCAAAGGCGTAGGTACCGCTGCTCAGTACGTTACTGCTGGGGGGAAGTACAAAGACGTTGGCCGTGCAATGATGAACCCTTTTGCCAAGGTGAAAGAGGGTGAGCGCAACCCGCTGAGCTACATCGGGGGTGCTGGTATTGGTGCTGGCTTCCTTCTTCCCATGTTCTTTGGGGACAGGCAACTTACTGACCAGCAGCTACTCTCAGAGTTCCCTGAGCTTGAGCTTCAGCGTAGACAGGCAAGAGCCCAGCAACGGGCGGCAAAGATCCAGCAGATCAGAAACCGTGAGCGGCAGCGCGACATTGAAAAAAATGAGCGCAAGCTTCAGCAAATGGCACCTGACCTGTATAATCGCATCTCAGCAGGAAGGTACCTACCCTCCGGTGCTGTCGTAATTGGTGGGGTTCCGCGTCGGGATCTCATTCGAGAACTTGCCGAAGCCATGGGCGACGGCGCATTTACTCCCCCCACTGAGGGGCAGGTCGGGGTCAACGACCTTCTTACCTAAGGATTAGACACATGGCAGACGGCGAAACCATCCTTCCAGCATCTGAGTGCCCGGACTTCTTCCAGTACGTAAGCGTCACTCTGGGTGCTGACACAGTGGATACCACTGGAACTCTGGATGCATACATCATGTATTGCGACAGGGATACTGTTGTTGACGCAGCATTCATCTCGTTCACTACGGTTGATGCCTCCAACGATGCTACCTTCCAGCTTCAGTACGTTCCTTCCGGCCTGCAGGACACCGCTGGTGTGACTCCGGTTGGCCCCGAAGGTTCGGGCACTGCAATCACCAGCACCACTACTTCGGGTGCTACGGCTGATGCTTCCATCTCATTCACCATGACTGAGAGTGCCAACGTGGTTCCTGCAGGTAACCGCATTGCGCTGAAGGTTGCAGGTACTTCTGACATTGAAGGTGTGAACATCACCCTCCGTATCCGTACTCGGCGCAAGTAATGAAGGGGTAGGATGTCTTCCCTTCCCCAGTCATTTGATCCGATCCGGTCATACGACAAACCGGATGTGTTTCTCACGCAGTTGTCTGATGGTGAGGCTTCGTTCGAGTCATTGCGTCGAACGATCCTGAGCCCAGATGACTTGTCCCTTGAAGAAAGGGACTCCTATGTCAATGACATCAAAGATGCTCTTGGCAACAATATGCTTACGAACACCATGGTGGACATTGCCACCAATCCGTTCGTGCTGCTGTCCTTTCTTGTGACTCCCCCCGCAGGGAAGGCTTTGCGTTCCACAGGTCGGTTGTTCTCCACCCAGAACTGGAACCGATACCTAGAAAACGAAGGACTGTCATTCCGCATCCTTCATGCCATGAGGCTTGCCCCCACAACCAGTCAGCTTCATGGCACCCCTGCTGGTCCAATCATGCAGGAGATGGCTACTGTCCTTGAGGACCTTCAGAGGTTGGAACTCAAGACTGTGTCTCCTGCAATGGAGAATGTGATTGACCGCATTGAAAGAGCAACAGGTTACCGAGTAAAGACTCTGGACCCTGACCTCGAAAAGAACCCACAGATCAAGCAAATCCTCCACGAGATCAACGATGCGATGAGCATCAAGATGCAGAAGTGGGACGTACCTGACCGTGTAGTCACTCGGGCTGACTTGACTCCGTTTGGCGAAAAAGATGTGCGCCTCAAGTTTGCACGCATTGAAGACATGTCTCCTGACGGATCACGAATCGGTCAGTTTGCAGAGCCCACTACTTTGGGCCGCAAGGAGATACGTCGTCTTGCTGAGATCAACAACAAACGAGACAGGGCAATAGACAGGATTTACGCTAAGTTCGGATCAGAAGACCCTGACGATCTCAGGCGCATACTGGAAGCTGAAGTTACAGACCCCAAGTACCTAACCAGAATACAAGACAAAAACAGATGGGACGTTAGGGATCGCATTGTTGAAGATGCTGAGATTGCAAGAGATCCTGATCAACGCCTGCACTATCACTCGTTGACTCAAGGTAAGTTTCTCACTACATCAACAAAGGGACATGCCCGAGAGCTCATGGAGGGTAGGACTCCTGAGTTGGTTGAAGAGTCTGACATACTTCCCAATCTGTTTACAAGCCCCCAACAAAGGGCAAAGCTTGATCAGATAATCAACGACTACGGTCTGGATGAATACATTGATGCAATGAAGGAGTTCAGGAAGGACCGCCTGATCAAGTTGTTTGGCAAGGAAGGTCTGGACAACTTCGTAGTTGACCCCAACAAAGTGACGCGAATAGGTCATGCAGTAGCCAAAGCAGAAAGTGCGGGCGAAGCTGTAGGCTTGTTCAAGATGATTGATGATGTTGTCGGCAACTTCTTTGACGATGATGTCATGAGTTTCATGAGGACATCTAGAAGTGCTGACCCTGAAGCAGACGTTTCAATAAAGGCCCGAGAGCTCTGGAACAAAATGCAGGGCAAGTTGGCTCAGTTTACTGAGCGGGGTCTTAGTGACAGGGAAGCATACGTACCTAGAAACATCATCAAGACCATAGACAGAAGTGGTCAGGAGATTCCTGTCGAAGAGTTGGGCTTTGAAAGAAAGCAGGGAGATTACTTTCTTGGTAGGTCAGCCCAGACTCGAAAGCGGTTTGTTGGTTTTTGGGATCCTGATGATCTGAGGAGAATGCGGGATACCTTTGGGTCAACTGACGATCTCGACACAATGATCAACGATCACGAATCTCAAATAGCAGCACTTCTTGATCGCCCAGAGAAACGAGCCTCTACTTACCGCATCAACTTCCAAGAACAGTTTAGGCGGTACTCTCACCGATCTGCTCTGACCTACACGATGCACGTTGCTCGTCCGCGTAGAGGTGTGTTTGCTGCACTTGAGGACACCCTTACCCCCGAGGTCATCGAGGCCAAACGCAATCAGACCAGACAAAGCGGAAAACTGGCAGGGTGGGCAAACATGAGGCAGGGTCTTGATAAAGAACCTGCAACTCTTGCCGATCTTTACGACAAGGTAACTCCTTCGGGACTCCCCGGTGTCGCCGCTGATGTCGACCTTGTTACAAAGCTTGAACCGTTGGGGGGAGTAAGCCTGCTCGACTTGCTTGAGGGTTCAGTCGAGTCCTTGGCTGACGCACGAACTCGTAGGCTCATTACGGAAAACGTGCTTCCAACCATCACAGGTCGAAGGCATGTTTCTGATGTGGTCAACGAGGCCGTGACCAAGTTCATGGAGAAGTCTATTGATGGTCTTGCCAACAGTGCTTTGGGTCGGGCCATAGAGAAGACTGGTGACCCCGGTAAGAAGTTCATTGGGCAGATGAAGGAGTGGGTTGATGACCCCACCCGAAAAGCCCTGAGGAAGAATGCAAACTACACAGGTGGTCTTTCGCGTGGACTGTATGCATCCCACCTCGGTCTGAACTTGGGCAGTATCCAGCTCAACATGCTGCAGCCTCTGACCATGGGTATGCCCTTGGTTGGGGTGGGTCCGACCGTAAAAGGTTATGTCGACGCATTCAAGCAGATGGTGAACTACGCGAGTGACCGGGCAAGTATGCCTGCTCGGATGACGGATGCTCAGCGTGCGGAGCTGATGAGAAAGCACTTCACCGAACGCATGACAGTGGGGGGTGTGGAAAGAGACGTGGACTTCAGCGAACTTGCTGACATCGGCAAGTCTGCGTTCCACATGGTGGATGAAGCCAACCTCCGCAGTGGTTATCGGCAGAAGGAGGGTGGGCTCAAGTACTGGTTGTTCGAGGGTACGATGAAGCCATTCGAAAAGGCTGAGTGGTTCAACCGACTCACCATGGCTCACGCATCCAAGCACGCACGCATTAGCGCAGGCAAGCTGAACAGCCTTGAAGACTTGGGTCGAATGAAGGATGACACCATAAGCTTGGTTCAGAGAACCCAGTTCGGTAGTGATCCAATCAACCGCCCTGAGATCTTCTACTCAGCGTACATGAACAACCCTCTGGCTCGTCAGTTCCTGCAGTTCCCGATCCGTCAGATCACGGGAACCCTGCTGAACCCCGGCGAGATGGGGGGAAGCGCATTCCAGCATGTGATCAAGGCGATGGGATACAGTGCCATTGCATACGAGATCGGCAAAAACGCACCCTTTATTGGGGGCCTTGACCTGTCTCGTGGCCTGTTTGCCGGGTCCATCGTTGACACGTTCGGGGGGGACAGGTTCTTCCGAGAAAGAGACCCAACGGGTGCTCTGGTTTCGAACTTCGTTCCCCCCGCGTTGGACGTGGTGATCAATGCAGCACAGGCCATCGGCACTCAAGACTTTGAGTTGCTTGGTGAAACCATCCCTCGTGTGATTCCGGGTGGTGTTGCCGTGAGTCGTGCGCTGGGGGTTGCCGGTCAGGTTCCGGCTGCGATTGGATTCCAACGTGAGTTCGCCAACTGGAGCAAGATGGAGAATGGTCAGGTCCCCGTGTACAAGGCGGACGGACGATTCGTTGGTGGCTTCGACCCGACCACCCTGCTGCTCCGCTCACTGGGTACGGATCTCCGGTCAGTAAAGGAGCCACAGCAGTTGAGTGGTTTCTTGCTCCGCAACCGAGAACAGATAAGAGAGTACAGGCGGAAGTGGATTTCATCTGTGCTGGGTAACAATGTAGGCGAGGCTGAGCAGGTCAAGGCAGAGTTCGAAGGCCGGTTCGGTATGCCCCTAACTGTTACTAAAGCTCAAATGAAAAATGCAATCAAGCTAAGGGAGAGGTCTGTGGTGTCGAGAATTGCTGATACCATGGAAGTTGCAGCCAAAGAACGGTACAACCAGTTTATTCCTGACAACTACTTTGACAAGGCTCCCGAACCTGAGGTGGATGCTCAAACCGCTCGGTATATCTGGAGTACTCTGCAAAGCAGTAAGGCACCAAAAATCGGGGAGTCAGGAATCCAGTAAACCGGGAGTACCAAGGGTCTCTCTCCTTTATGGGGGGAGAAAGACAATAAAGAGAAGGACTACATTGGAATGTCTGGTCTCGCCAAAATAGCGGTCATCTCCTGCACCCACTGTCCTTTCATGCCCGAGGAAACCAAGGACTGGATCCTCAATACATTATCGGACATCAAGGGGCTCACCCACTTCGGACATCTGGGAGATCTGTTCGAGGCGGGGGCTGGGTCGATCCACGCCAATGAGTACAGCCACACCCTGCAGGATGAGTACGAATCTGGCTACAAGCTCCTGAAGGCCCTGAGAGGCGTTCTCCCGGCTTCCACCAAAAGGTGGTGCAACATGGGGAACCACGACGACAATCTCCTTACAGAGGATCCTAGGCGGGTTCCAAGGGAATTCAGGGATTTGGTGGACTGGAGGAAGCACCCTGAGTTCGGCGAGGAGTTCAGATCGTGGGAGTGGACCCCCTACGAGAAGTCCCCAGCGGGGTGCTACAAGGTGGGTCAGTGCATCTTCTACCACGGGTTTGATGCAGGCCAGTCCTCAGACGAGCTGGAGGGTCTCCAGTTCATGAACTTCATGGGTGGGTACTCGAACCTGCTCATGGTCCGTGGGCATACTCATCGCCCTGTTCCCCCCACTCAGATGCGGAGGACGGCTAGGATTCCTCTGCCGTGGTGGTATGCGAATGTGGGGACAGCTGGGCCGCTCAATCCGGGGTGGATGAAACGCAAGGACACCAGCCAGTGGGGCACCGCTATGTTGGTGGTGGAGTGCAAGCCCGGTCGCTTGTCTCGACTCAACGGTGTGAACTGGAGTGCCGAGCTTCTGGAGATGAAATGAGTGAGCGAAGAGACCCGGCGGAGATGTTGGCTGACCATCTCGTCAAGCAGATAAACGGCTGGGCTGTCGAGTGGAACCTAGACAAGTTCACAATCATCGGGGTGCTCGAAGAGGTCAAGCACGAAGTTGTCTGGGAAAGCTGTGACTTTCAAGACAACGACGACGACGATGATGACGAGGACTAACTTTCTTCCACGTACTCTCGAAGATCCTCGTACTTGTCGGGAAGATCATCTACTCGCACGGGGACCTCAAAAGTATTCGTCGGATCCTTTGACGAAGTAATCCTCATGAAAACAGTCGGGCTGCCCTTCACTGCGGTTACTGAAACTGTTCGATTGAAGATTGTGTCTGTCATCATGATATGTCGTTCCACTGTTAGGTCTCCGACCCGCCAGTCTACAACGGAATCCATATCTGAAGAACTCTTTCTGGATTCCATCTGATTGAGGCCGGAAATAATCTTGGGCTAAAACGAGAGAGCAACCACAGCGTCTCATCTTCCGTAGATGGAAACTGCAACGCTTGTTTTATGTGGTTTTTTCTTATGTCGAATCTAAGCTGAACTAGGTTCGACATATTAGTTTGGTTTATCTTGCAGTCACCAAGCCAAAGGACAGGATGAGTATCCCCCTCATAATGGGATACCCATCCATCGTGGCTGCCTTGGAAGACTGAGCTTGCGAGAAGCCAAGTCCTGTAGCGGTCTGTGTCTTGGGAGGATAAGAGGGGCTCCCGGAACAGACCTAAGGCGGAGTGCTTGAACTTGGAGGGGAGCACCTCAACAAGTTTCTTGACTCCACGCCGAAGAGAAACCCGAAGGCCATCTCCAACTTGCCACTGGTCCTTTTGGGCTTGAAAGTGAGCCAGTGATTTGACTTCACTACCCACTAAACTTCACGGGCTTGTAGATCTTGTCGATGTTGTCCAGCCCGTACATGATGAACATCTTGATCAGGGCATTGCGGCTGAGCGGTGGGATGTACTTCCCCCCACTCTCGTTGATCTTGTCGAGCATGGTATCGAGGCGAGTGAAGAGTTCGCCGTCGTTGCCGAGGTTCAGGTTGATCGCCTGATACTTCCGCTGGTCCGGGGACTTGCGGGGCCTACCCACGGGTGCAATCTGAGTCATGTTATCTCCAAATGAGGTTTGAAACAAAGGGTGTTTTCTGATGTCGATAGGGCTAGTCGTAGAAAACGGTACAACTGAAAGGAGTCACCAACTGCGAGAGCAAACGCAGTCACCTGCAAGTATGACTATGGCAGGCGCAACACCACGTCATGTCGCGTGGTGCGTGATAACTTCGGGCCGTAGTTGACCCTCTGGCTACTAGCCATTCCCAAGGCTCTGACAACTTACCTGTAAGAAAAGACTCCGGGGTCCGTGTTAGGGAACCCCGGAGCCGAACAGTGGGGGGAGCTCGGTAGGGTCGGAGGCTCAGGAAGAGAGATTCTTCGTGAGGAAGTCCTTCCGATATGTTCTCCCGTTGCGAGTATCATACTGGCACTTGCAGGAAACCACAACACTGCGCTCGGGGTCAGAGAGGATATTCTCCAGATCCTGCAGGGCGGCACCAAGGTCGTTGGTGGACTTGTTCAGGCAAGTCTCGATGTGGCCCTTGAGGCGACGGGTCTCGATCTCGCAGCGCATCTTGGACTTGTCGTCGGTGATGCGGGAGGGGTCTCCGGGGAGGGTGAAGGGTGCGCCTTGGAACTTGCGGGGCTCCTCGGGGCTGCCCGCGTCTTCGAGAAGCTGGTACTCGAACTGGGCGGTGAAGCCCTCGATCTCCATACCGTCGCGCTGCTTGAACACGCTGGGCTCGATGCTGAGGTTGGTGACGAAGACCTGATGCTCACCAGCGTCGGGCCACCAGCCGAGACTGCCCATACCGTTGTCGGCCTGAGCGGTTTCGTATTGCGCCTGAAACTGAGAGAACATAGACTTCACAGAGGTGTCGATAGCCACGGGATTATCTCCTTGGTGTTAGGTGGCAGTAGTGGGAGGCGGACCAGCCCGCCCGTCAGCGGGCTGTGTTCGCCCGAACAAACTCGGATTCGATAGCTCCCCAAGGATTGTCCTCGGGTAGTTCGACCGTTGTCATCCGAGAAAGCGTTCGGGTTTTCACGATACCCTCAAGCTTCTCATTCTCGAATGCTGCGATGTGCTTCCTGACCTTGACGGACTGGGGCACCTTTCGCTTGACTTGCTTACCACCGACAGTGGTGGTTGTTTCGATGATCTTTTCTTCTGTTCGCCATTGCGCCATGACGGGGATAACCACGTCGAACATCGGGAAGAGTCTGGCATACAGGCCATCGGAAAGCATGATGCGGAATTCCTCAACGTGCTGGTTCTCAGCCATTGGGATGTGCTTTCGGGCCAGATGACAGATGAAGAAGACACCATAGCCGTGCCGCCTGAGAGTGACCGCGAAATCAATCAGGGTCTCAAAGAGGCGTTCCCATCCAAGTCTTCCGTCTACGTCTGTAAACTTCTCCCGGTTGTACATCTTGGCGATGTAGGGCCGGAGCAACCTGAGTGAGTCGCTGATGGTATCCAAGACAACAGTGGCCGGTCTCGGCTTGTTCTCATTGGCAAGCTCACAGAGGAGCTTCTTCTTCTGCTCGACGTGGTCCCACGTCATGACTATGGGGTTGCCATTCTCATCGACGGGCCTTCCATCTGATCCCGCCACAGGAAACATGCAGGCTGGACTGTCTGGGTAGACCGCTGCAGTTTCGTCCACGTTGATGATGTATGCGTCCGGGTTGGACTGCATAATGAATGACTTCCCCGAACTCGACTCTCCCACCAACAGGCCGAACATCTTACCCAGTGGGTATTGAGTGTTGCCTGCTACAGAGCCGAGTGAAGGGTACTTGTTTGCGACTGTTGACCCTGTCGCAAGGGTGTGTGTATTCGACATATTCCTACCTAGCTAAGTTCTTTGAAGACCTCATCTTCGATGTCATTTGAGTCAACTGTTTCTTGTTGGGCTCGAATAACCCGCTGTTTGATGACGGGCTTTCTCATGCCTTCAGGAAGGTTGACTTTGGTTACTCGTTCGAAGGTGATGCCAAGGTCTGACAACCATTCATCAAAGGTTGTCATTGATACCCCACTGTTATGGGTTTCCTTGAATCGGAGAAGGAGGTCGGTCTTGGACTTCACATCGTCCATTTCTACAAGTTCAAGGATCTTCGGGTAGATCACCAGCTGCAGAATCTCCAGTCGAAAGGGCGCGAAGGGATTCCGACTCCATACCTGCTTGGCTGGTGTCTCTTCTGGTTCGTCACTCATGAGCATTCTCCATTGAGGAGCCTACTGATCAGTGTCCGGATGGTTGAAGGAAGCATGGACCCCATCGACGAGCTCCGAGTTATCCCTGTCTCTTATGACGAAGTGCTCGTCCTTCATGACATCCAACCATCTGTTGACCGGGGCCATGATAAAAGAGGAATACGTGGGGAGCTTGTTGTGTTGGGCGACTACTTCTCCAACTGGGAACTGGTCTGGCTGGCACGGGGCGTACCTGTAGGCTCGCAGTTTCTTGAGCCGCTCATGATACATCGAGTCCATGGATTGTTCAAGGAGCATAGCCCGTGGAGTGAAAGAAATATTCACGGGCGGGTCGATTGCTCGCTCGGGTGCCAAGTGTTCGTAGTCGTCAAGGCCGTGGTACCAAGACATGCACCTGTCTTGGTAGATCTCTATGCAGGGCTCTCCCTCATACTTCTTGGTATTACGCGGCTGTCCCTTGCGTGGCCCTGACTTGAAGGGGGTCGTGTCCAAAGTATACATTCTGTCGTTCATACCGAACTGGATAGTCGGCTTGGCTACGGCAATGTGCATCACCCCGCCAATCTCTGTGTTGGAGGGCAGGTCCAGCACCTGAAGAAGGTCATCCCTGAGGGCCTGCTTTCTAATCGTGTGGAAGTAGTGCTGAGTCTGGAACTCCCACGGGCATGTCTGCAACCGAAGATGGGGGGAGCCAGCGCACGTCTTGAAGTCTACTATCCACAACTTGTTGCTTAGTTTGTTGTACAGCAGGAGGTCGGGCTGAACCACACAATCGCCGTGCTTGATCAGGAGCTCTTGTCCAACATGCTCCCACTGGTCGTTATTGAGCAGCCAGTCCTTGAGGTTGTGCTTGTTGTCCACACAGGGCACGGTGAGGGCAGCTTCGAACCACGCCGAGGTAACTTGGAAGTCTCTCTCTTCCCGGAACAGGATGTCAGAGGTTGCGTCAGGGGATGCCTGTGAGTCCTTCAGAGACTGCCTGAGTTCTTTGAGGCGTGCATCCAGCAGCCCGTACATCATGGAGGTGGCTTCCTCTTCCGGCAGCGTGATCATGGCGAACCGATGGTGGACCCACGTACCTCGGGACAGAGCCTCGCTGTACCTGAGCTCCTTGATAAGGCCAAGCCTCCGGCACAGGTAGTAGGTGAATGGGCAGCGTCGGATCATGCCGTAGTCTGAGGACCTGAGAAAAGGCTTCCTGTCAACAAGTCCGTGGACTGCAAGCCATTCGGCTGCGTCCTTTCCCATGGTTTTAGGCAAGTCAACAGGCTGAATCTCAGGTGGCATCAAAGCGATCCTTTCTTACGAAGCTGAGAAGTTTGAACCGTGGGCAAAGTCGTCAAGACCAAGACCATCGACCTCGTGCTGAAGTTGTTGCTTGGCGTGCTCGACGATGAAGTCGATCAACGACTGGGTGATGATACTGTTTGGGATGTCATCGGTGGTGCATGACAGGCCATTGATCTTGCACTTTTCACCGAGCTGAATGTCATCGAGGTCAATGGTGTCTTCGCTCTTGGTACCCCTGTCGGTGGATACCTCGTCGCTGTACAGATGGGCTGAACCCCAGACGCTACCCGAGAAGTAAGTAGGCTCGACTTCGGTGCCGTCAAGGAACAAGGTGATCTCGAAAGGAACGGAAAGCTCGCGGGTGGCGATGTACTGTGATGACATGATTGTCTCCTGATAAATGGCGGTAGGGCTGGGGCCACACGGCCCAGCCCTACGCCAGAAAGAAAGAGAGTTTGTGGGGTTGGGTTTACTTCTGCCAACGACCGCCGGTAATAAGCTTCAGGAAGTGATCCTTGAAGATCACACCTGCACCGAAGGAACCAGCGCAAAGCAAAGCCATAAACCAAACGGTACCAAGAAAGCTTGAAAACGAGGCAAGGGTAATCATTTTGATTTCTTCTCCAGAAGAATTTGACGGACAGTCTTGAATGTCCATGCCCCTGAAATCAGGGCAGTGAAAGTCACGAGGGGGACAAACAGCCAGTGACTGTACTGAGCCACTACGTAGTTCAGCACTACAAGAACTAGGCCCCCGATCACAGGGTACCAGCCTCTTGCTCCTCGTGTCACAACGAGCAGGACCATCCCCGCTATCAGGCAGAGTCCCCCCACTGCACTGAGCACTGAGAGGTTTCCCGTTCCCGTCGTCTCGGTGACATAGCTCAGTCCCTTGCTTGCGCTCGGGACTCCCACAAAAGGGGCGGTTTGGCACCCAGACAAAAAGATAAATGCAATGAGATACTTCAACATACGATCAGCCTACTTCCTGATCGTAAATGCTTTGTCGAAATGACTGTGAAGCTGAGTGCTGTTTCGAGATATTCGTTGCTCGTGAGCCTCGATCATCTTTTCAGCAGCGGTCAGTCTTGTGTTGACTTTCCACAGGTATCCAAAGATTCCAAGTATTGTTGGCACAGCCAATCCCACGGCTATCGTGGTCAGATGCTCTTCCATTGTTGACTACCCAATTAGTCAATTTTCAAGTCGATCCAGACGTACAAGCATCTCATTGAGGCGGCGTTCAAGTTCCTGATCCTTTGCGGTGGACAGGACTTGAAACTTCAAAAGGTCGGTTGAGACTCCAGTCAGAGCCTTGATATCCACACTGTTCAGTTCAAGCTGGTGGGTTTGCTCCCCCACCTTCATAAACATTCCGGCTACAGCGGCAACAAGAAGGGCAGTCTGAAGCCACCCGATGATCATTGCCCACGGCGTTGTGTCGTCAGGAGTGCCCATTGTTACGCAATGAACTGGCCGAGGATAACACCACCATCACCGTTGGTGGCTTTGTGGACGTAAGCTGAGACCTTCAAGGTTCCAGAGCAGTCGACGATGACACCGGGAAAAGTCAGAACGTCCGTTCCCCCGGTGGCAATGCCTACGTTGGCAACCGCAGCAATCGCTCCCGTTGCAACTGCAGAGTCTGCACCATTACTGATGATCGAGCCTGTTGTCTTTGGTGAGGCTGCGCTGACGATCTCACCTGAGTTCTCACCGACAGCTGGACAAGGAAGCCAAAGGTCTTCAGCATCAAACCCTGCATCAGCAGCAGACACGTTTGCTGTCTTGATCTGACCGGAAACAAAAGGTCTCTGGCCGAAGATGGAGTAGAAAGCTTGAAGCTCTCCATTAGCAATCTCGGCTACGGACCAAACCAGAAGTCGAGAGTAACCATCCGATGCTACCTGAAATGCGGTGCCGTCTGCAGCTGGGGTGGCCCAACCCGAAGCACTTGCGGTTTCAAGTTCAGTGTTGAGGGTGAAGACTTCGCTGGTCTTGTTGCCACCAGCCATTGTCTTTAGGACCTTGGGGGTGATAACAGTTGAGTTGAGTACGGCTGCCATGTCGATTAGTCCATTAGGGCGGTGTTGATGAGGAGTCGCGCAGCCCACTCACCTGTGGCTCTACGTTGAGCAATGGTCGAGCAAGGCATGAGGTAGATAGGTACGTCGTATTCTAAAGTAAGCCGCATCAGGGAGTCAACAGCTATCCCCGGATTGAAGGGAGGTCCGGGAATGTGGATCTTGGCTGACTGGATCTTGTGTATGTCTCCCTCGAACAGGAGGTAGGGCTTGCTGAACTCGTCCCTGAGTCGCTTGAGGCAATCCACGAACTTGCGGCGGCCATCGTTGGTGAGGCAGTTCTGGGCTATCTCGCTGATGGAACCCTTGCGTTCTATTCCCCCCACGGTGGGGTCACCTTTGAGGAGGTAGTCGGCGGTGTTGAGGCGGGCCTTCTCCGTGTGGATGCGGATGGTTGTCTGCTTCTTGTGGGTGGGCATCTTACTTGGGTCAAGGAAGACGATTGTGGAGGGGAAAGCTAGAGGCTTTTTCTCCCTGTCATCCACCACGATGGTGATCTCTTTCTTCATGCGGCCAAACTAGGTAGCCACAATTTACTTGTCAAGAGACCTGCTCGACTTCGTAGAGCACCGGGACAGTGCGCTGAAAGATCTGCTGCAGCTGATTCCAATAACCACCACCATGAACAACCAGATCGACAGCATTCGAGATCATTTCCTCAAGGTCAGAGACCTGCTCCGTGGGGCAGTCGAAGTATACCGCGTCATAAACCTGAAGGAACATGAGGGGCCGTCTGCCTACACGGTTCATTGACCCCATCATTCTATTTAGGTTGTGCTGGATTTGAAGAAGAACATTGCCAGCTGTCGTCTGAATGGGGAAGTTTACTACCTCATTGAGCAGTGACTTGAAGTTCTTGTTGTAGACAGGAGCCACGATTCGATTGCGATCCCACTTGGTGTGGTCAACTTCGAAGCTGGTAAAGGTGCGTGACTGTCCGGTTATCGGAAGCACGAGGGTGCCTTGGGTTTCTGCAACACAGGCAAGTTCGTACTGCCAAGAGCAGAGGCCGGGTCGTTGGAGGAACCGGGTCTTGACGATGTTCTCGAAGAAGGGAATGGGCATGAGGTCGCCACACATTTCGACGACGGTGCGCTGCATACGTGAGGCTGATGCCAAGAAGAGGTCGGCAAAGTTCAAGGTCTTGCCGATCTGTCGCCACTTGGATTTGAACTGAGGGTCGGACTGAATGTCTTCGCCAAAGACTGACACCGTTCTGTCGGTGTGCAGGTCGAGACCTTCGGTGAATGATTGGATCAGCTTGTCATCACCTGACAGCAAGGCGGCAACACGAAGCTCGATCTGTGACAAGTCGAAGCCAATGATCGAACCGTTAGTCCAACGGGACCTCATCGCTTTCTTGATGGGGGGAGGAAAGGTCTGAGCTGATGGACTCTTGCAGGTGATACGGCCTTGTATCGTCCCGCCTTCTGATCCTGTGTCCTTGGGCAGGGATGGAACTATGTACCACGTCGGGTGAGCTAAACCAATCTCCTTCGAGAACGGAATAAGTACCGACGACTTGTCCTGTGGTCTGTTCCTCCTGTGCTTCAGCAGAGGGTACAGGTAGGTCGAGATCAACTTCTGTGCCGAGGCATGGTACTTCACTACCTTGATCGCAGACTGCAGTCGATGATCCTTCGGCAGGTAGGATGAGAGTAGGTTGCGGTTGTCCTCGGACCATGAGATCTTTTTCGTCTTGGGTGTAAGGGAAAGCAGGGGGTGGTTGAGGATGTCGATTGAGGAGTGCTTGTCGATCTCTTCAATGATCGTGTCAATGAACTCCTGCTTTGACTTGGCTGAGCCGGTTCCTTCGAGCACAAGATTGTACTTGCTCTTGGATACTCGCGCTGCGATCTCACACTTGAAAGTCAGGTTCTTTAGCTGCTTGTTGAGCAGGTCAAAGGACATGGGGATACCCGACTCTGACATGGTGATGCATGACCAGATGGTGTCGGAGTAATGCTCGATACTTTGGGGGGAGAGCTTACTCTCTTTCGTCTCGGCTAAACTCTTCATCAAGGTTCTCGGAGATTGTGCAAGCTGCGAGTGCGATGAAGTTGAGAGTGAACTTGCTGATGTCGATGGAGGTGGCAGGCAACTCGTCGAAGATTGTGTGGTCTCCACCGATGGGCTTGGCCCAGAGCTGAGGGTGAGCGAAGACTTCCTTGAAGCACTGCTTGAGGTCCTTGGCTCTGAGTCGGAAACTTTCTCCGTTGAAGTTGAGGGAGAAGGTAATGTCTCTATCGAAGAGATGGACTGGGTGTTGGTCGGGCATGGCTGATCTTTCAAGATTCTTTTGGCAAGCTCAGAGACACACAACATTGTATTGTGGGTGTCTTGCGCGTTGTAGGAAATAATCTCTGCGTCTTTAGGGCTCTTGAAGCGACCGTCTTTTATTGTCTGTTCGTAGGTGTGGGTGCCAAGAACCGGACCCAGAGACTTGAGTGACTTCTCTGGGCGCAGCTCGTTGTGGATGTAGTTGACGACCGACAGATCAATGAGTGTGTGTCGGCCATCAAGGACAAACCTGAAGTCTGGAAGCTGACGAAGGTACTGGATGTCAAACTGTAGGTTCATCCCAAGGATGGTATTTGAGTGTTGGAGCCACTTCCTCAAGAGGGTCCGGTGGGATTCGACTGACATCTGGAAGACCATGCTCGTCGCGGGTGATAATGCCGCTAGTGTAGAGCAGCTCCAAGGGGCTGAGTCCTGTCTGGTTTGCTCTTGACATGAGGAAGTCTGCAATCTGTTCGAGTCTGTCACTGACTTGGTCTTGGAAGTCGATGTCGAGTTCGTGATCGTAGTCTTCGAATCCGGGAAGGAAGAGTTGCATCGGGGGTCGTACTCCGGCAAGGTGATTGCGACAGTGAGAACAAGATCATCTCTTGTCACACCGTCAGTGTGCATGGACCTCAAGGGATTGAACAGCTTCTGTTCGGGCAGAAGCTTGCCTTCACTGTTGGCATGGCACGCGCCATACGATTCGATGTCGAGTGAGATTACCCTTGGGCTTGTCATTCTTTACTCCAGATCAAACAGTCCTGCATCATCATTTGACTTTGCCAGCTTCTCGCTATGGAACGCCTCTTCCCAAGGGTTAACGTCATCCTCCTGAGGAAGAACGTGCTTAGGATTCTGGGGCTCTTGGCGGTACCACGGTAGGCTTGCTTGGGACTGGGATGGTTCCTTCGAGGTAGGAGTGGAGGAGGGCGAGGTGGTCTGCGACGGCATGGATGAGGTTAGGATTTCGAAGCACTGCAGCGGGATGGTAGGTGGCAAAGAGATTGCACTGTCTTCCGGCTGCTTCGAGCTGACCCTCAGCATCACGTCCGACAAGATCAAAAGGCAACGACTGAGCTTTGAAAGATCCTGACAGATTGATTCGGGAGGGCAGTAAGGCTGATGAGAGGGAGTCAACTGCTGCTGCTCCACAACACAGCCAAGCAACTTTTGCATCTCGTCGAGCACGGACGATGTTGTTTGCGTCCACAATAGTGTGCTCGAAACAAGACTTGAAATGCTTTCGACGGGGGGGACTTGCACTTGGGGTCCAACATCGAGCAGCGTTTGCAAAGTATATGCAGGCAACTTCATTGAGCTTTGATCCCTTGAGGTAAGGACCCTTGAGCAGCTGGCCTGAGGGTCCGATGAATGGTTGGTTTTTCTTGTCCTCTTGGTAGCCCGGATTCATACCGAGCACGATGAGGATGGGTACATCTTCGAATGGATCTCTTGATTCGTGCCACCATACAGTAGGCACGCCGGGGTTGGTTGCTTCTTCGTGCAGCTCACACATGGTGCAATCTGGTCGAGAAGGAAACTGATCCAGATGTATGTTGAGTTTGTCTTCGTAGACTCTCTTCATGTACGACATGAGATCTCCCTTGTAAGCAGTGCGAGAAGCCGCCCACACCGGCGGCTTCGCTGCACGACTACTCGTCTACTTCTCGAAGCAACTCGTCGGCTTCGATCTCATCGGAGGCAAGTCCAGACTTGATGAGGTGCTGAACGATCTGTTCGTAGTTGTAGCCAAGGGCAACCCGGCAGTGTTCGACCTTGGTTGTGAGGTCGTCGAGTCTTTTGTTTTCTTCAGACATAAGTCGAAGGATTTCCGATGTCATTCCATTGCTCCTTTGAAAGCATGTGGGTATGTCCCCCCCACCTAGGAAGAATAAAAAAACCATTGCGTGCCTCCTTTGACATGATCTCAGTCTAGCAAAGAAAGGCAACGTCCTATTTTTGATTCGCCTCTGGGCACAACAAAAAAAGCCCCCACACCCGCGAGGGGCATGAGGGCCAGAGGGATGAAGATCTTTATTCACACGTTGCTGGGAGTGTCATTCCCTTCTCGAATGACCTTGGCGTTGTTGACGACACTGTTCTTCTTGGCTTCCTCTGCTTCTGCCTCATCAATGAGTTCTTGAAGAGCTTCGTGCTTGGCTCGTGTGATGAGATGTTCAGTGATTGCTTCGAGGATCGTGTTGATGTGGTGCCCTGTCTTGTGGAGCTCGCTTACAAGCTCCATCCCTTCCTTGGTGTTGAGGTCACCTTGGAAGGTATCCTTGAACAGTTCAAGGATCTGGTCTCTGATGTGTTCCATCTTGTTCCTCTTTCATTGAGAATGGTTTGATTGCTCGGATCTTGCTCCAGTCCTCAACCACGTAGCGAGTGCCCCATGCAGCAGCTGGCAGCTGGTGATGGATGAAACTTGCGACGGAGTAGATGGACTCGAGTTCTTCTGTGTTTGCACAAAGAACTGCAGATACGAAATCGTTCTTGAGTGCTCGATGCAGGAAGGCTGAAGGCTTGGTCCCAGTCTCGAACCAAGCGATCAGCTGTTCCTTGATGTGGGGAGGCATGAGCTTGTCATAGCCTTCGAAGTTCATCATTGGTTGAGGCTCTCCTGCATCGTGGCGTACAGAATCGAACCGAAGAATACAACTCCGAACATCAGGAGTGCAAATTCGATGATGCTGCAGAGCTTCTCGAATGCGCTTCGTGACATGTCATCGTTCTCCGCGCTGCTTGAGCTGAGCCCAGTAGTTGAAGACTGCCTTCGACTCCTTCTTGTCCACCCAGAATTGACCCATGAGGAATTCTGGTGCAGCAAGCATGTTGATCGTGCCTGATGCCTGCAGCTTGTCGAGGAAGTTGAGCATCTTGTCGAGCTCATCCACGTCGGGCTTTGATGTTTCAGTCATGAGAAGTTGCCTCCACTTGTGAGTTGGGGGGTGAGCCCGACGTACTGGTCGAGCAGCTTGGTGAGCCTGCTTGTGCGTGCAGGCTGGACGGCAGGTGATGGTCTGTTCTTTGCAACTTCAGTGAAGCAGTTGAGCAGGGACCAGTAGCTGTTGCCGGACAGTTCAGGGTGACCACCGGGTCCTTCACCTGAGATGGAACGATCCCACTCACGGATGACGTGAGGGATGTGAGTTGCAGTCACTGCCTGATACCTGAGTGCAGTGATGAGGATGTCGTTGAACGCACTGCTGTCCTTGACTGCGTTGTCGTTGTAGACTCCGTACCGTTCGTTGACTCCGTCCATGTAGTCATGGAGCTCGGCGAAGTTGTCGTAGATGACACGGGGCAGGTCACGAAGGACGTTGCGAGTGTGTCGTCTGGTGAACTGCATCATGTCACCGTAGAAGGCCATGTTGTCACAGACGAAACAACTCTGACCGAAGACAGCAGAGGCAGGGACCTGACCGTCGTGACCGTTCCTGATCCCGAGGGTGAAGTCGTAGATGTTGTTGCCATCGGAATCTGTGGGAACTCCACAGTTGTGGTTGCGATTTCTGATCTTGAAGTATCCGAAGTATCGCTGCTTCCTCTTCATGAGGGCATGAGCTTCCTCGACGACCCAGAGGTTGAAGTCATCGAGAACTTCGAGGACTTGATTCACGAGGGTGGCGTGAGGCACTGGTGTGTATGTGTCACTGGTGAGGCTGTCTTCGACGACGACGCTGCATACGTCGTCCCAAGTTGCGTGGCTTGCACCGCAGTGCAGCATGAGGCCATTCATATGTCAGACTCCAATGAGGGTACGATGGTAGCAGTGCAACCATCTGACTTTGTTTGCTTCTGCATGGTCTGCTTCCATGCAGTATAGATGTTGAGGACTGTGACTTCATTGCCCTGTGCGAGAACCATCGGTTGTTTGATTGGAAGGCAGGAATCAAAATCGTTCCGAATGATATGGGGCATGAGGGGTGAAGCAGGCTCTACCCACATCTCGTAGAGCCTGTTGTTGATGTGGAATGCACCCTTGAGGGTAGTGGTCATGCGACTCTTTCTTTGTGGTAGCGGACACGTACTGATGTGAACCAAGTGTCCTCATCGTGAGGGTTGATGCCGTGATGTCGAACTCTGGTGATGGGCTTGCGCTCATTGACAGGGCATCGAACTTCACGGGCTGCGTGATCAGGATGTTCTCGAAGGCCAAAGCCACGTCGCCTGATGTTGGTCCGAGCGTACAAGCTGGGGGGAGATGGCAGCTTGTTGGTGGTACCAGTGAGCATTGATGCTGCATTGAGCAGCTTCTGTTCCTCAGGCGATGAGGTTTGAATCTCGAAGTCATCATCGTCAGACCAATACGCATAGTCACCAAGTGCATCGGGGGACTGCGGATTGGGGTCAGCATGGACATCGAAAGAATCGGTCTCAGCTACGGGTACGTTGCCGAAGGATCCGAGATCGGATGCAGCGACAGCGTGTGCTCTTCGTATGGTCATGGTCATCCTTGACATGAAAGCGGACAGGTCAGTGAGGTATGTGTGTACGCTCACTGACCTGTCCTTGGCTGTGGGTAGTCAACGCTTGACTGTGAGGTTGGGCTTCTTGGTGGAGTCGTGAGGTGCAGCGGACTTGAAGGTCTCACTCTTGGCGAGAGCACGGGGCTTCTCCTTGATGTCCACGTTGCGCCACTCACCGGACTCGATGACGTGGATCCAGCACTGACCACCGATCAGGCAGCTGAAGTCGAATCCACCCTGACCGAGCATGAACTTGCTGAAGTCACGGAGCTTGTCACTCTGTCCAGTTGCATTGAGGTATGCAACAACCTTCTGCTTGGCGATGTCACGGACTGCGTTCTTGGGATGCTCGAAGTTGAGGCGATCAAGAACCTGCTTGTTGATGCCATCATCAACGACACTGCAGACGATGGTGATGGAGAGAGGCTCACCGGGCTTGGATGCAGTGATGTTGGAGATCTCACAGGCATAGCCACCTGCAGAGACGGGAGCATCCACGTCGATGAACTGGGTACGGTTGAGGATCAAAGTCATGATGTTGTCTTTCTGAAAGAGTAGAAAAGGTGAGAGGGGAATACTTCCCGCCGTCCCTTGCGGCGGCGGGAAGTATTCCGAAACAGTAGGAAGGGGTCAGAGCGGGATCTTGTCATCAGGGAAGGATTCAGAGTCCTGATTGTCCACTGTCATGTTGCACTGGAACTGACGGAGTTCGACTACGAACTCAGGGAGTTGAGTCCATCCGATGTAGTCAAGCCATTCAAGCTGCTCATCGTCAGTGTCGTGCATGTTGAGCTTCTGAAGGAGCCACTCCTCTCGACTGCGTCGCATTGCATACCCAGCTTTGAGTGCATCGGCAGTGTTGTCGAAGATGGACATGGATGGGATCTCTTCGAAGCCATCGAACTTGGTCACTGTCTGTGTGACGTTGCGGTTCCTGAACACAGTGAGTATCACTGGCTGATAGAAGGTCTTTGATTCACGCAAAGGCATGTTGAGTCTCCATTGACTATTTGATTCCCCGGCCTTGGGGGAGGGGAGTCCAAGCGTCAGCCTGGACTCCCCGTAGATTCAAGGACAGTTAGCGACCTCGATGGAGGTGCCGTACTTCGGAACGATCTGCGTGTCGCTCGTCGGCATGAAGTCGCCGACCTGCGTGTTGCGTGCGTTGCGGTTCACGCGGTCGATGACGACTGCGATCTCGGGCTGGTCCTCGAACTGGATCTCGAAGCGGCTGCTGCCGTCCGGCTGTTCGGTGACTGCGTTCTCGTCAGCTGCGAGGCTGTTGGCGCGGTCCAAGATGGATGCCACCTGTTCGATGCGGGTGTTGAACGCACGGCGTGCGCCCGCGTGCGACTCGGGGGTGACCCAGCTGAGCAGGGCACCGCGATCGGTACGGAGTTCGACCACGGTGGTGCCGTTGTGCTGCGCCACAGCCACGGACTGGACGATGCAGGTGGTGGCGTGGTCGGTGGTGGTGTCACGAAGTGAAGTGATGTCGAAAGTCATTGAAAGCTCCTAGAAAGGGGAAATGTGAAAAAAACAAGAGAGGGAGACGACTCCCCCGTGAACACGGGGGTCGTCGCCCGGAGGTCAGTACGCGGAGGGACGGTTGTCAACTTACCAGCTCAGTCGTCCCAATCTTGCGCCTCCGCGACCGCTTCGGCCTCGGTACCGAAGGGGCCCTGAAGGCAGTCGATGCCGAACTCCTCGACCACCCAGTAGTACCACCCGGGCTTGTGGTGGTTGGGATTGGTGCCCTCGTATGTGTCACAGACCTGAGCGGCTGTGAGGTATCCAACGGTGAGTCCGTCCATGTAGAAGTTGTGCGGGTTGTCCATGTTGTGTGCTCCTTGTGTGTGTGGGTCAGGACGTGGTGATGAGGTGTGGAAGCTCGAACTCAGGCATGTCGACGAAGTGCTTGACGGTGCAGTGCATGGAGAGCCACAGGTCCAGCGGCGAGGCCGGGTCTTCGTGAACCCACACGAGTGCGACCATGCCGGTGTAGGCCGAGTCCTCGAAGTCCAGACCGAGGTCGATGATCTGCCCCTGAGTGCTGTCTGTACGCATGATGAGCATCGCGCCCTTGCCGCAGGTGGACTGCACGATCTCGAACTCGTACCAGTCGTCGGGGTGGATGTAGTTCGGGATCTTGTTGTTGTAGGCTTCAACGTAGTCGTTCAGGTTAGTCATGGTGTACTCCAGTAGGTGTGAGAGAAAAGGAGAGGGATACGGCCCCATCCGGGACGGTGGGGTCGTGTCCCGCAAGGGGTACGAGCGGGTAGTGGTGGTGGACACGGGGTGTACAGGTGAGTGATCCGCAGAGCTCAGCCCCTGAGGTCGAGGACATCACGAAGGTACGGGGTGTGGGTGTGACCGGCTGTAGGTGTGCGTTACGGGGTCTTCAGTTGTCAAGATTGGGTACCGCTGGCTTCTGGCGTGTAGTTGTGCCGAAAATCGTTTGAGCTATGTGTCAAGGCCCGTCGGCCCCCTGCGTGTGCGTTGTCTTTGTTGACG